TCAATTAAATTTCCTGCTGCAACGTTTAAAGTTACATCACCTGATGTTCCACCACCAGTCAAACCAGTTCCTGCTACAACAGAAGTTATATCTCCAACTGTAGGTGTTTGAAAAGATGGTACTGCTCCAGCTCCCGCTGAAGTTAAAACTTGTCCAGAACTTCCAGTAGCAACTGCTACAGGATTACCTGAAGCATCGAATGAAATAATATTACCATCTGTACCTGATGCCATTTTGGCTAAAGAGACAGCATTGTCCGCGATCTGGGCTGTGTCTATGGCATTGTCCGCCATCAAAGCGTTCGTAATTTGATCATTTGCAATGTGAGCTGTGTCTATTGAACCGTCAACGTATTGATTGCTGTCGACACTGTTCGCTGCCATTTTGGCAAGCGTCACATTAGAATCAGCTATTTTAGCTGTCGTAACATTTGCATCTACAATAGAAGCAGTTACTACAGCATTTGCTGCAAGCTGATCTGCGCCTACTGCATCATCTGCTATCTTAGCTTGAGTCACTGCATCGTCTTGAATTTCTGCTGTGGCTACTCCTGAATCTTTGATTGTTATTGCGCCAGAACTAGCTGCAAAGTTGTCTGAGCTAAATGAAGCAGCACCTTTAGCAGACGTAGAAGCGTCAGCTAAATTGATAGTAACATCTCCTGATGTTCCACCGCCTGTTAAATTTGTACCTGCTGTAACACCTGTAATGTCTCCAGTAGTTGGAGTTTCAAAAGTAACGGCACCTGATCCGTCAGTTGTTAAAACTTGGTTTGCTGATCCATCAGCATTTGGAAGAGTGTATGCACCATTAATAGTTAAAACTCCATTTGATGCTATAGCTATTGCATCTGTATCTGAAGCAGAACCAATTTTACCCGCATCTGCTATTATGATGTCATGATTAAATGTAGCTGTACCAGCATCTGACATATCCAAACTCAAAGCTGTAATAGTTGCTCCACCATCATTACCTTTAAATTTAATATCTGCGTCTGATATTTCAGATTTAAACTCCATGTTATTAGAAGCTTGTTTTAAATGACCAAATTTTGTACCATCATCTATAAAATTAATATCAGCACCACCAGCATCTAAATTAATATCTCCAGCAACATCAATTGTAAAATCAGCAGCATCGCTTATTGTGCTTCCAGATAATGTCATGTCACCGATAGTTACTGCAGAGTTAGCATCTTTTATAACGGCTTTGGAAGCAGGTAAAGTACAGAAAACATTTTTTGTCCCTGCACTAAAGTTTACTGCAGAATCACTATTAGATGATGATATAATTGTAGTTCTAGCAAGTGTATCTGGACTTGCATCTGTTACAGTTCCTAGACCAACTTCGAACTCACCATTACTGTTAACGATAGCATAATATGTTGTATTAGAATTACCAATACCAGCAACGAACGATTCAAAACCAGATACCGCTCCCGCAAGATTTACGGTTCCTGTACCAGTTGTAGTTGTTGTTTCCTTAACTCTATCGTTTACTACCAAAGCCATTTTAACTCCTATTTATTAAGCTATTCTTAAAATCGCAGCAGAAGTAGTGAATGCAGGGAACTGAATTGTAAATGTTCCAGATGTTGCAGTCTTGTCTCCACCAAAATCTAATACACATACTGCATCAGTAGTGTTTGAACCACCATTTGTAGTTGTATTGTAAATCAAAGCACCTCTAGCAGTAAGAGTTACATTTTGAAAACTAAGATCAGCAAAATCAGTGATAGCTATACTTGATGAAACTTTAACACCTTGGTTAACAAGTGCTGAGCCACCGGCAGTATAGTTAGATGAAGTAACTTCAGTATTAGATCCACCACCTGGGTTTGTTGAATAGTTCGTTGTTGATTTTCCTAAAGTCGCTGAACTTGTGTACATCGCTAATTTATATGTATCTGTTGATGCATCAAAATCGTGACTTCCTTGTAGTAATTCTTTTTTAAAAGAATCACAGATTGCGTTTGTTGTTATTGCCATAATTATTCTCCTTATTAATTTGTGTTTGGAGGAGGTGAGGGAATTTGTACTCTAGGTACTCCATCATCATACTCCGCACGTCTTCTTCTCCCCATTTGTTGAAGAGCAAAATTCTGTACTTCTTCATTATACTTCTTTTCATACAGGTTGTACATATCCAAGGGACCTTTTAAAAATCTAAAAGCTTCTGTTAGTACACCATGCAATAACATAGACTCTTGATATTTAGCTATAAAAGTTTCATTAGTAGAAGTAAAATTTGGTGGATCTTTTATGTAATTTATTTGTACTTGCAAAGCTGAAGCAGGAATTGGGGCAACTAATATATTGAAATCATCCCAGTTTGCATAAAATTTTGGAGTACCTGTTGCTCCTGTCCCATTGAATTCTGATATAAAACTTGTTTCTCTTTTTTCTAAAAAAGTTCTATTACCAGAGCCATCAATAACTTGAACTGATCTTAATATTAAAGAATCTGATGGTATAGATACGTATCTGTTACTAGCTGTAAAGTTAGAGGTAGCGTATTTTCTTAAATCATCATAATCAACTTTACCTGCAATATCTAACTCAACTGATCTTATAAAATCCTGAATAATAGCATCAGTTAAAACATTGCTATCTACTTCAGTATAATTTCTTACTTGTGTTAAAAAATTTGCGTGTGTAACAGCCATTATGTAATACTAACCTCCACTTGACCAGCTAATGCATCTAATTGTCTTCTTCTGTTTTGTTCTGAAGGATTCTCAGGTATCATACTATGTAAAATAGAACTTACACCATTTCTAATTATTGTAAAATCTTGTGTTTTAAAAGCAAAATCACCTGGTAGAGTTAAATTAGCAATTCCAACCATCGTTCCACCAGAATCAGAAATTGTTTGGTCATTTGTAAATTCTTGAGTTGGTTGTTGAAACTTCATATTTCTTGAATTTTGTAAAGCTATAGCATCAGCCACATTATATTTTCTTCTAATTTGAGGATGTTTTGGTTCAAATTCAGAATAATGAACTAAAGAACCATTCCATTCCTTCACCATTTCAGTATATGGAAAAGCCATTCCTGACCTGTCCGATATTGATTGTGATTTTTTTCCTGTAGCCCACTTTGCCATAATTAAACTCCTGGATAAAAAGATTGTGGAGTGATGTATGTAGATGTTCTTTGACCATCTTCATCTAACGCTCTTTTCAATTCATCCTCATAAACTAATTTATTTTGTTGTAATAATTGTGGTGCTTTTTTCATAGATAGATAATATGCTAAGCCCGCACACATGCACGGCAAAAATCTATAAGCAACATCAGCATCATTTGTATAAGCACCAGCATCTTCAATTCTTTTTATAACGTAATATTTTAATGTTGTGTAAGTGTTTAAATCAGGTGCTTGGTATAAGTAAATTTTAGGTGTTGTTAATCTCTCAACATAATATTGTGAAGGTTGTCCAAGAGCTAATTTATTTGGTAAAGCTGCATAAGCTGATCTATCTATTTTAGTTAAAGATACATCTTGAGTGTTAATAGTATTCGCGCCTGCTGCAGTCGAGGATACAAAAGCTTCTAAGACATCATTAACATCAGCTGCAACAGAATATTCTGCTTGACCACTAACTAGAGAGGCTTCATGAAGAGCTACCTTCCAAAGATGTATACCTCTGTTACCCCATTCTGCAAAAAGTAAATCTAAACTTCTTCTTGCTGACCTAAGATCATAACCTGAATTTGTGGATAAACCACATCTTTCGTAACCCTCGTCAATTACTTCATCAATATTTAGGTTAAAACTAGTTGTCCCTGAAGTCGCCATTTAAGTCCTTTTTACGGTTGTACAATTTCTTAGATTGTATCACTTTTTGACTAAACTTTGAAGACCTTAGACTTTTTGCTTCGTAATTTCGCGATGACACGCTGTTTTTTCTTTTTCTCATCTCGTGCACCTCTCAACTTCCCTTCAATTTGTTTTGATATTTGCCCTCTTCCTATTGCCATTATAATATATCCTTTGCGTTACCCAGTATTGGTTTGTATTTAGTTTTACCCTCACTTCTATAGGCATGCAAGAACTGTTTTCTTGGAGTGCCTTCTGTAATACTACAATGTATCCACCCGGAATTGGGTTCCCCTGAAACAAAATACTCAACGATTAATTGATCCCATTCAAGTTCTCTACGTATCCAATCTGCTAATTCTCTGTTGTCAGTACCAACACATTCAAAATCTGCAGCCTCCGCGCGCGAGTGCTGGCTGTTAATCGAGCTGCCAATAGCAGTGCAAAGTTGAGGTGAACGAAATCCTGATGTTACTTTTACTCTACCAAAATGGTCACGTACAGGCTGTAAAATTTTTTCACAAAGTAATTTTAATTTTTCTATTTGGTCTGCATTTGGATTATTATCAATACCCTTACGTATTGCTGTATCTGATTTGATAAGTTCTTGAAGAGTAAAATTACGAGATAAGTTCATTTTCGTTAAAATTTAAAATTATAAGCTAAGGATATCTTGTAATCCTTAGATTTACTTTGAGTTACACCATGAAGTAAGTTAGATTTGAAAATTAACAAGCGTCCTGGATTTGGCGTTATATAAAATTTTTTCCAAGTGTGGGGATTTTTTTCTATAAAAACTTCTTTAGGTCCTTTAGCTTCATGAGAAACAAAAAAAGTTTTACCTGAATTTTTTGGAACTTTTAAATAATAAATTGCTGAAACATCGTAACCTAAATGATCATGTATTTCCTGATAATCGTGTTCATCATAAATATTTAACCAACCTTCTTTGCTTTGAATTGCCTCAGTGTAACCAATGTTTTTTGAGTAATTTAATATATTTTCTAAAACCCAGTCATTAAGCAACTTAAAATTTGAATCTTCTAGAATAGAATGAGTACCGCAAGTATTAAAAACATTTGATTCCCAATCAGAACCACCTTTTTTTAATTGATTTTTCATATTTAAACAATGCTCAGTTAAAGATTTATCTATTTGAAAATTGTCTTTAAATTCTACATCGCCTATAGTAACAGGAAAAAGATTTATTAAATTCATTCTATAATTTTTTTAATTGCTTTAGATCCGTCTATGTTTTCTTCTAACTCTACTTTTACTTTTCCACATTTATATTCAATATTATCATTTGCTGAACGTTCTGCAACACGTTTTCCTTTTAAACAATCTGACATTGCGGGCTGTATTCTATGTTCTGTAAGAACACCTCCTATAAACATACAAAGAGCTACTACGCTACTGATGACCGTTTCCATTTTGTCTTACCTTATCTTTTAGTTCTTCAACATCGTTTAATGCTTTTTCTAGTTGAGCTTTTAAAAATTCTATATTAACCTTGTTCGTCATGTTTTGTTCTTGAGTTATCTCTAACTTCTCTGTTGTCTTGTATAAGTCTTCTATCAACATGTACTGTTCCTGGTCCGTGGGTAATTGTTCACTTTTCTTAAGTAAGTCCGCTTGAAATAGTTCTCTTGATGTCTCAAGGCTTGTTAGTCTACTAGTCACTTCTGTATATGCAAAGACACCCATGGCTACAGCAACTATAATACCGATCATGTTTTTCATTGGCATACTTACTGATGTGTTTTCAGATATTTTCATAAGGGTGCTATTAAAATTGTTAATATAATAAAAGCTATGACTAATGCACCTGTAAAATAATAGTTCATATTAGTACACTCCATATTATTCACTTCTTTTTATTAATAAAGTCATAAAATCAGTTTCTAACTTTTTTATCTTTTGTTCTAGTTGTTTAATTTTATCGTTGGTAACAATAGTATTGCCATTATTTGTTTCTAATTTTAATAATAAATGGCTTTGATTTTCTTGTATTCTAGCTATGTATCCAATTTGATTTTTTAAATGTTTATCGTTTATAATAGTTATCTCTGCTTTATTTTTGTTAATAGTCTCTGTTAGACTTACAATATATTTAACGCCTGTAAATGTTCCAACTAAAACTGATGCAACAACCGGCACCATTACTACGTTTTTTTTTAAAAGATCTATTAAATTCATTAAGCATCCTTATTTTTTTTTCTTCCTAAATATATTATGAATCCATCCTGCTGCTTTGTCTAGTGCACCAAAAAAATTATATATAAATCTATCCATTATTCGTAACTTTTATCTTCTGCGTTTACTTTTTCTTCCATTTCATAAAACATTTTGTCCGTGTCTTCTGTAACCATGTCATTATCCTCTGCATCCCAGTATGTAGTCTGAACTTTGTAATCTGGCCAGCTGTCATCAGTAGTATAACTGTTAACGTGCCAAAGAATACGGTTATTAGGCTGAGCTGCATAATTGCCGTTAGCAAGAGCCAGTATATGCGCACACTTGTGTTCTTGAGGAATTTCAGAATGTTCCACATCCAAAATATTACTTTCCGGATGAGCCCAATCAACTGTGAATAAATAGTTTCCATGATAAAATTTTTTATCTAAACCTAAAAATTTACCTTTTAAACCAGCCAACCAATCAAAGCGATGGACACTAGGCCAATAACTAAAACAATTCCACAATTCCAACTCGTGCGTCTGCATATCCGGCACATTGGCTCTATCATGCGATTTTTGGAAAAACGCTGAGATAGGCAAGCGCCAAAAGCACGCGCCATTGGGAAGCATGATGTTAAATAAGATAGCCCGACCTGGAATAGAGACCAGACCAAAGATAACACAGTCACTAGACTCTCCTTGATGTTCTTTAAGATCATAAAGATACTCCTTTCTTACTTTACAGTATATTGGTGGTGTATTTGCATTTAAATAAGACATCTAGCATTTCCATCTTCTTCTAGCCTGTCTTAATCTTGAGTTAGGATCTGCTGCAGCTTTAGGAAACTTCTTCATTTGTCCTGCTGATCTTGCACAAAAAGACTTACGTCTCTTTGCAGCTTTTGATCCTGCTTTTACTTTGCCAGTTACGGCAGTTTTTAATTTTGATCCTGGATTTTCTCTTCGGTATCTTGCAACACCTGCTTTTGTCATACCTGCACCAGATGCAGTTTTTCTAAAATACTTTTTGGTTTTAGGGGGCTGAACATCAGCCCCTCTTTTAAAACCCGGTATGCTTTTATTCACACCATTCATTTAATTATCCATTTTGACCAGTTAAATTAGGTCCTGAATATTTGTCCGTTAGCAACGTTGCTTTAGCTACAGTAAAAGTTGAAACATAAACACCTTGTGGAAATAAAATTCCATCTTCAGGAATATTTAAACTTGTAATATCTCCTGCAGGTACATTTGCTTCAAATAAAGTTTCTCCAGTTGCACTTGTTGTTTTCAACTGAACCACTCCTGAAGTAGCTAAGCCCGACAAAATAATTCCTTTCAATCTTACTGGTGGTGCGATAACCACATCAGAAGTTGCTGCAGAAACTATTGTTGCTTGTATATCAGCTTTAGCTGCCATAGTGTTCTCCTTTTAATTTATTAAGCTATTGTT